CCCATTCTTTGACCTTTTGTAGCGCCATAGGCTTTGAGGCTTTGCTGAGCAAGTTTTTTAGCTCTTTCTGTAGCCTTTACTTCTTTAGAGGCTTGCTTAACGCTTACACCAGCACCATGACCGCTTTTTTGAAGCCATGCTTGAAATTTTGGATTTTTAGCGTGAACTTTCATAAGACGATCTTGCATCGCCTTTGAGCCTTGAGTAAATGCTTTATTCCATGCTGCTTCCGACATTCAAAATTCCTCGATCTTTACTTTAAGATCTGTTTTCCCGCGCTTTATTCGATGAAAGGTTTTTGCGGGAATAAAAAACCGATCGCCTTTTTTAAGTTTTTTGGGAAGTCCATCTTCAAACTGAAACTCCCAACCTTCGCCTTTTAATACTGTAATAAATCTACCCTTTTCGTCTCGATGCCACTGCATTTCTTCGTCGAGTACATCTTTATCAAATGTACGCAAGAAGCTCCATGTATTTAGTTTTTCATCAATGTATGGCTTTTCTCTCATTACCACCAAACTTTACCTGAATTACTAAAAAATCTTGGCCAACGGCATGCCCAATAGGATGCTGAAGTCTTATCTTTATTGGTCAAACAACGATGACGAGCCACAAAACTGCGAGTTGCGCCTGGATCCATATACTTTTTCTTCATTCCAGACTGACTGAAACGAACTTTGCGGATGGATCCACCGTCACGAACATAGACAGCACCGCCGCCACCTTCGCGCCATGGTTTACCAATACCCTTACCATTGGTTGGATCGTCAGCTTCATTTAATTCTTCTTCAAATGGATAGTCTAGAATGACTTCTTGACCCTCAAACATGACTTTTTCGCCGATGTTTGACTCGAGCATATCCTTTTCCCATTCATCTTTTGGCTCATATTTGCCTTCTTTATACAGGCGTTGAGCTTCAGAAATCATTTCGAAGAACATTTCAGATCCTGGACGGAAAACGTTTTCAGTGAATGAAATTTTGTTTTCTAAGTGATATTTTACAGCTTCTTCAAGAGTAACTGTTTCTTCTTTTACAAGTTTAAATCCTGCAATATTGTCACGAACTCGTTTGAATCCTTTTGGAACATTATGTTGAGGAATACCATCAATCATCTTAGTTCCTGCTGGAACATGAGCTGGAATCTGACGAGGTGTTGGCATAAAGTCTTTCTTTTTTTCTTCGTTAGTTCCACTGAATTTAGATGTGATAGGTAATCCATCTAATGTAGATCTATAATTTCTTCCTGGGCTCTTTAATTGACCTTTAGCCGCCTTCTTCGTTGAGACGGTTGGTGTGAAGTCGACGCCATCTTCTTTTCCGTCATTCTCTTTCTTCGCTTCGGAGACCTTTCTGAAAGCAGAGAATTTTCTAGAGTTTGTTGAAATTGTTGTTCCACTTTCTGAAACTGTTGTGCTTGAGGGTTTACATTGACAGTTTCCTTCACATTCGCATCGTTCTTCTCGGATGGAATCTTCAACAGTTTCTTTAGGTTTTCCCAAAGATTTAAAAGCATCATCTATCTCCTGTTTTTGTCCTGGTGTCATTGCAATAGCATGTCTACGATATTCATCTGTACCAACTAATTGACGTTCAAAAATAACATCTAAATCGTTTTCTTCTCTAAGGTCTTTGTCAGCTGTATGATAAGTTTTGCCCTTGTTAATGTAAGAGTTCACACGAGCATGACCCCATTGCTGTGGTGTGGTTCCTGGACGATGTCCTGAGTTCCATGCAGCAACACCGCGACGATAAACTTTGCGAAGTGTTGATACTGAGATTCCTGATTTTTCTGCTTTAGCAGCAAGAGAGGTATCTGCTTTCTCAACAACAACTTCTTCTTTAGCCATCATTTTGCGAACAGCAAGAGTGTGCTTGCTTGGTTTTGTTTCAGCAGTTGCATCGCCAGGAGCTGGCTCATAAGCACGTGGATCTTTATCAGAATATTTGCTCATCTTTTCCCAGTGAGCTTTACGAGCTTTTGCTGTTGATGCGCTCAATCCAGAAACATATTTTTTTGGCAATCCTGATTCTTTATCTTTTGCAACTGCTGGGAATTTCTTTTCTTCAGTCATTTTATCAGCGACACGAAGATCTTGTCTTTTATCCATTACTGCAGTAATATTACCGCTTCTTGGCGCTCTTCTTAACTTTTTAGGTAATGGTTTTTCTTCTTTTTCGCGAATAACCATAAATGCTTTAGGATTATTTTTTTCTTTTAGCTCGAGCTTCATTTCGACTAATCGAGATAATAGTTTTTCAATTTGATTAGCGAAGAATACCTTTTCCAAATCTGATGATTCATTTAAATTAATAGAATTATTAAATGTAAACACTTCGTCTAATGATTTTGTCAACTTTTCTACCCGATACCATTTTTCTAATCTTTTATTTTCTTCTAGAGGATTAGCGCGCATAGCATTACGATCACGACTGACTTTGTTTGTAACTGAAACGAACACGTGATCAAAAGAATATCCTTCTAGCAATTGTTTTGCGACTGCCATTTTTTCTTCATCAATTGCACCATTGATGACGATGTTTTGATTTGACTCGATAAGTTCTTTGGCAGCACCATTTAAAATGTGCTCGACTTGAACTTCGATTAAATCAAAACGTGAAAAGATATTATTCAACACATAATCTTTTCCACTTCCTGGACCGCCAAGAAGAAAGATTCCGATTGATGTTTTAGATTCCATCTGCATACCCTTTTTTGTTGCATCGTGTAATTGTGCGCCCAACTTTGGATCGCTATAATGCGAAATAAATTCTTTTCGTTTACCTTTTCTAACTAAATCTCTCAATTTAGAAGCAGACATGCCTTCAGCGCCTTCTGCGTCTGGATCACGATTTCCTGCTGAAATTACTTTGGCGCTCTTAATTCCAGGAAACTCTTTCTTACGATATTTATTGAGTAGAGAACTGAACTCTGCAACACGATCAGAACCTACAACCATGGTGACATGAGTGTGACCTTTCTTTTCAAGATGTTTCATTGCATCAATTGCAGTTCGAACTTTATTATGAGAAACGATATTTGCATTTGGAAAAAGGCGACGCATGAAATCAGTTTTTTGTCCATGCTCTAGTGGATTCTTTTTTGCGTCTTGAGAATGTGATGGGAAAATATAATGACTGCCACCTGTTTTCTCGGCATGCGCCTGAACTGCTTTGACCAGTTTTCCATGACCTTCTTCAGTTGGAACATTAAATCTTCCAAATGTAAATGTTGCTCTACTCATTTCTTTGCTCGCAATAGCGCACTTCGTGCGCGATTTAGTTTACTAAACTCGTCACGATCTACCACTTTCAATCCTTTTGCAAAAAATCCTTCGCCACCAGTTTTCTTACCGCCAACGGAGTATGAATAATCTCCAGCTGTTCTATTATTTAATGCTCGAGATAAAAGATTAGTTGCTTGTTGATAGTGATGATGAATATCAAGAGTTCTTTGAAATGCCGTTTTGTTTTTTTGAATATGAGCAAGTGCTGCGTTTCGAGCTGCAGCTTTGGCAGATTTAGCTTTTTCCGTTTTCACCTTGCCGATTTCTTTTTCTAAACGAGAACCAATATGTCTAACATAACCCTGAACTGTTGGCTTTTCACCTGTATCAAGAGTTGAATTCATATATGTACGCAAAGAAACCTCATGTCCAGCAAGATGATCATAAGAATGTCCGCGCATCAATCTTTGAGCATTAGCAATATGTTGCATAATAGGTCGACGCTGCTCAGGAGTGAGTTTCTTATCATTGTCACCTACGATATGATCTACCATATGAACGTCTGGATGCGAACCAAACTCGGATTGATCCAATATAGGAGTTGCTCGGCGATTACGACCTTTAAGTTCAGTATGAATGGTCATACTGACTTTAGACTTTTCAAGCCTTTTACCTTCTGGCGTATTTCTACCAACAGCATATTGAATCGTATTTGGAGTATGAGCAACTTTCCCACCTTTAACTTCTCGTGTTTCGGGTGTTGACATAAACCCACCTTGCCCTTCGAACTCTCTGTTAGGTAACACTTTATGAGCGTGAGCTAAGATTGCTTTAAGCGGTTCAGCAAGATAGGGTTTTGCGCCATGTTGTTTTTCAATATCTTCTGGAGAATAATTATATTTTGCACCAGAACCTTTATACTTTACGCCGATTCTACCATCTTTTTCGCGTTTTATTTGAAACGACATCTTGTCGTCGATTTTGCGTGTGATGGGCGTTCTTCCGAGAGCCACGCCTCGGAGAGTGGATAATGCTTGTCTTGCAGCTTTCTCGCCGTCGAATGTACGGTCGGATGGATGCTCTAAATGTTGAATTCCGCCGCCTTTAGCAGCTTCTGTAATATAAGAAGCAAAGCTTTTCATGCCTTCTCCACTCTGTGGGATTACGATATATTTAGTAAATTATCTAATTATATCGTCTATTGTTTCATACAGAGTATATTTAGGCGAATATCCCAGACTTTGAAGTTTGGAGTTATCCATAAAGAAAGAACGAGAAGACTGAACTTTTTTATGAAATTCTTTTTGTTCGATTGTTCTGAGTTCGGATGTTGAGTTGAGTTTATGTTTAGCGTATCGAATGACTTCTCGAAAAACTATCGGTTTCCCATTTCCAATATTGTAGATAGAGTCCAGTTCTCCTTCGTTGACAACCAAATCGATTGCTCGAGCGCAATCGCGAACATCAATATAGTCGCGATAAAAATAACCGCTATCATAGAGATCAATCGGTTTGTTTTCCTTGAGTTCACCCAATAAGTATTGGAGAGCGTTTTTCTTGGCAGAAACCTTTTTATCTTCTTTACCCAATACATTTGCTAACCTCAAGATACGATAATTTAAGCCAAATGTTTCGCAATACGAAATTAATAGTTGCTCCGCAGTCCTTTTCGTGATGGAATAAAACCCTTTCGGTTCACAGGGATCAGTTTCAGGGATACCTCTAGCACCATAACCGATTGATTCTGGATGCCCCCCATCAAATCCAGAATCTTGTCCATAAACAAACCAACTAGAAATAAAATTAAAACATCCAGTTTGATTATTTCGTTTTAAATAATCTCGATAATTATCTAAAACTTTCATCAATACTACAAGGTTAGTGTTGATGTCAATTAAACTGTCGTTGTGAATGTTATAATTGTCTACAGTAGAAATAAAATATAAACATTGGTTGCTGTAAACTTTGTAATCTTTTTTCGTATTTGAGATGATGTTGTGTTTGGTAGTTTTAACATATTCGCTACCTACAAAACCATTACCGCCAAAAACGTTTATTACTGCCATTTAGAAATCACACTTTCATAATACGCAAACACATCTTCACCATAATGCGGTGGGCAACCAACAAAGAACACATTGCTCAATGCAAGGTTAGCGTTTGGATATTTCGCCGCATCATCAAGATGTTTATAACCAGGATGCAAGAGAATATTTCCAGCAAAATAATTACGAGTTTGAATTCGATTTGCTTCGCAGTATGCTTGAAGTTTTTCTTTCAGCTCAGGCGTGTCTGTGATCAACGGAACGCCGAACCAACTTGGATCTGCTTTTTCGAGATTTGAAGCAACACGAACACCAGGAACATGAGTTTCAAATAGATTTTTGATACGAGTAAAGTTTGCACGACGCTTCACATCAATCTCATCGATCTTCTTTAATTGCTCAATACCAATAGCACCCTGAAGATCTAGTGGCTTGAGATTATATCCCATATTGGAGAATAGGTACTTATGGTCGATGATTCCATTGTAGCCTTCGAGCCACTTGTCAAATCGATTACCGCAAGTCCCGCAAGCCAAAAGATTAGCAGCACCCACGCAACGGCAATCACGACCCCACCAACTAATCGAACGCGCTTGATTAATGAGTTCTTCGTCGTTGGAGCAGACCATTCCACCTTCTCCTGTTGAGATGTGGTGAGCTGGATAGAATGATGTTGTCCATGCATAATAGTAATCCGTGAGAAGTTTACCATCCCAACGAGTGCCAAGTGAATCGCAATTATCGCCAATTAATATTAAATCATAGCGATCGCAAAGTTCAACGAGACGATCCATGTCAGGAGGATTGCCAAGCACTGGTGACACAAAAATAGCGGCAGTCCTATCAGTTATCTTTTCTTCAACCTTACTTAAATCAAAGTTAAGAGTGTCCAACTCAATATCAGCAAACACTGGAGTTAAATTATTTTGTACCAATGGAGCAATGGTTGTAGGGAATCCTACTGGAGAAACTAAAACTTCTACGCCATCTTCAAGATTTAAATGCTTCTTAAGAGCAGCAACCATGGTGAGATTTGCAGAAGAACCAGAGTTCACCATATGAGCATGCTTCACATTGAACTTGCGACAAAATGCCCATTGAAATTTAGCAACATTTTCGCCAGAGACTAACCACTTACCAGTGAGAAATGCTTTGACACCAGCAATGACTTCTTTCTCATCCCAATAAGGACCAGAATAAAATACGGTATCCTTCTCAGGATTAAACTCTTTGCAATTATAAGCATACTTTGGCGTGCCATTTTTAGCAACAAGTTCTTCAATCATTTGTTCAACTTCAGTCATGATCACTCCACTATTTTAATGTCAAAATTTTCTTGAGATACTTACCGTAATCTGATTTTTTATATTTTTCTGCTGCTTCTGCAACTTGTTCTTCTGAAATCCAATCGTGTCTAAATGCGATTTCTTCAGGGCATGCAATCATTGTTCCAGTTCTACGTTGAATGGATCCAACAAATGTTGATGCTTCAGCAAGAGATTCAAACGTACCTGTATCAATCCAAGCAATACCGCGATTGAGATACTCAACATTGACTGCTTGCCTTTCTAGATACATGTTATTTAAATCTGTAATCTCCAACTCACCTCTTGCTGAGGGTTGAAGTTCATAACTATATTCTACTACGTTTTTATCGTAAAAGTAAAGCCCAGTGACTGCATAGTTACTTGGAGCAATCGTTGGCTTTTCTACAATTTTGATAGGGTCGCCATGTTGATCTAATTCTAGCACGCCAAATCTTTCTGGATCAGCGACGTGATATGCGAATAAAGTGCATCCTGGATTTACTTTTGCAAAATTGAAGCGATTGATCAATTCGTTTCCATAAAACAAATTATCACCAAGAATCAGAGCAACATCACTGCCATTGATCCAATCAGCACCAATTCGAAAACATTCAGCAATACCTTTGGGCTCTGGTTGAACGCGATAATCAATATTGATTCCCCATTGAGAACCATCTTTGAGAAGTCTCTTAAATTGTTCAACATCATTAGGCGAGTTGATAATTAAAAAATCGCGAACTCCAGCCATCATCAATGTTGATAATGGATAATAGACAAGAGGCTTGTCGTATACGGGAAGCAATTGTTTTGATGTGACCTCAGTGCAAGGATACAATCTTGTTCCCATGCCGCCTGATAAAATTATTCCTTTTCTCATGAATACCACTCCACTGTTTTTTCTAATCCTTTTGCGAGTTCACACTTTGCATTCCATCCTAAATCTCGCAAAAGTTTCGACGAGTCCATTGAATAACGAAGATCATGACCTTTTCGATCTTCAACAAATTGTATCCAGTCTTGATACATATGAACTGGTTTGCCCATGACATCAAGAATCATAGAAACCATTTCTACATTACTTAGTTCAACTCCACCACCGATATTGTATCGCTCGCCTTTCTTTGCTTTCTCTCCAATCTCGAGCAAAGCGTCGCAGTGATCTTCAACATACAACCAATCACGAACATTTTGCCCGTTACCATAAACAGGAACTGGTTTATTATTTTGAATGT